TTCCAATTGTTATGCAGTTCCAAGAAAAAGAAATACAGCGTATGATTCACGCTTGCCAATACTATAGGGGTATGATAGGATCACAAGATAACGATCTCTCTTCTCATTACGACTCCTTGATTCATAAGCTACATAATTATGAACAGGAAATGGAATGTCCAGATTGTTGGCATCCTGATTCGGTATGTAAAGTACACTAACTATGACACTTAATGATTTTGAACCTCTAGACTTTAAGAAGGAGGGTATTGAACTTGACTATAAACTTGCTGGTGTAGATGTTGACGCTGGAAATGATTTCGTAAAACGCATTTCACAAAAGGTTAAGTCTACTCATGCACCAGAAGTTCTAGGTGGATTTGGTGGATTCAATGGTATGCTTGAGATACCATCTGGATATACTAATCCTGTTCTGGTGGCGGGTACTGATGGTGTTGGAACCAAATGTCAGTTGGCAACTTTATATGGTAAGGATTATAATATTGGTATAGATCTGGTAGCAATGTGTGTTAATGATGTAATCACTTGTGGAGCACAACCTTTGTACTTCCTTGATTATATTGCTACATGTAAATTGAATCAGGATAAGATGTGGGAACTTGTTAGTGGAGTAGGTGATGGTTGTCATATTGCTGGTTGCTCATTACTAGGTGGTGAAACTGCAGAGCATCCTCATCCTGTAGGTAGTGTTCCTGAATATGATGTTGCTGGATTCTGTACTGGTATAGTAGAGAAGAGAGAAATTATAGATGGTTCATCTATTAAACCAAGTGATAGAATTATAGGTCTAGCAAGTAGTGGAGTTCATAGTAATGGGTTTAGTTTGATTCGTTACCTTACAGTTCGGTTGAAGTTGAAGGTAAGAGATCATATGGAGTTGTTTGAACCAACAATCATATATGCACCTATAGTTAAAGACTTGTTATCTGAAGTTGATACTGTATATGGTATGTCTCATATAACAGGTGGAGGTATCCCTGAAAATCTTCCTAGATGTCTTCCAGAAGGATTGGATGTTAAGGTTGATTATAATGCTTGGGAAAGACCAAACATTTTCAATGTCATTCAAAACGAAGGTAATGTTACAGAAGAAGAAATGAGGAAAGTATTTAATCTTGGAATAGGTTACTGTGTTATAGTACCAGCTAATGAAGTTGAACGTACTATGAGAATTATAAAACAGTGGGTTCCTTGTTGGGAGATTGGGGAGGTAGTATAAATAATGTTTGTAACCCTGTTTCCATTTTTGTTCACTGCACTGTTAGTAACAGGAATGCACATGGCATGGCCGCTTAAGCATCGAGGATAATGGCAAGCTGGTATAAAGAACAATTAACAAATAAGAACTTTCTATCACCAATAGGATTCATATTCGTATTGGATAAAGCAAAGAAGGTTTCTTTTTTATGTCAGAGGGCATCAATACCAGAACTTAGTTTAGGTCAAGTTGATATCCCTACTGCTGGATATGCCAAGATACCTATGAATGGTAATATAGAATATGGGCAGTTGTCTTTGGACTTTATTGTTGATGAAGACTTGAGAAACTATATGGAGATTCATAATTGGATACGAGCGTTAGGAACACCATCCGATTATGTTGATAGAATGAATTGGAATACAAAATATAATATGGATGATAGATCTCAAACTGATGATGCTAAATGGTCTGATGCAACTCTTCAGATTTTAAACAATAATAATATAGTAAACTTTGATGTGGTATTCCAAAGTCTTTGGCCAGTATCACTATCCACTGTACCTTTTGATGTTACAGGAACTGATAACGAGTTCCTTTCTGCTACAGCAACTTTCAACTATACGGTATTTGAAGTAAGGAATAAGGCAAGTCAGACGAAGAGGTAGTTGCAAAAAAATTGAATCCATGCTAAGGTGTTAAGGTCTATACATATTGTGGTATAGGAGGTATCTTAGTGTCATTACGAAAAAAGGTTGGAAAGGAATTCACTCCCAGGACGTACAAAACCGAATGGGATGATTCTAACTGGAGAGAAGAATATGCAGGTATGAAAATACTTGGCAAAACTGGAAGGGAATTACTGGACAATGGTCCTAAGAGTCTTGCTCAATCATGGCGTATGCAAGCAATGCATAATGATTGGATGAAGATAAAGGGATACAAACACCCAGAACCACCTGATGTATCTTCTTCAATGCAAGAGTTCTTTGCAAAGACTAAAGACCAAGGTATTTGAAAGAACAAACGTATGCTATTAAAATGCTATTTGCTGCTAAGTGGAATGTTCCAGAGGCAGCAAAACATTGTAGTCTCTCTCATGATGAAATGAAAAAGGTATTTAATAGGTATTGCCATACCAATGATATAACCTATGATAGGTTTACTACTAACATTCAATTGAGTTTAGATATATGAATCTCGAACAACTTCAAACCATGTGGAAGGAAGATAGTGTAATAGATCCTGATAAGTATGGTGAAGAATCTGTAAGAATACCTCAACTCCATATGAGATATATGGAGTTTTTTAATACCTTCTCTCTAATGAAAAAAGATAGAGAGTCTGAAATGAGGATGATGGTTAGGGATAAGTGGATATATTATAAAGGTAAATCATCAACAAGCATATACAAAACAGCACCGTTTGATTTGAAACTTACTACAAACGATGAGATTAAAATGTTTATTGCTGCTGATGATGAGGTAAGAAAGCTTCAACTGAAGATTGACTATATAGAACAAACGATCTTCTTTCTTGATGGTGTGTTACGTCAAATCAATAGTCGTAACTACCAAATTAAAAATGCTATTGAGTGGGAGAGATTTCAAAGTGGAATGTAAATCATGGCAGATCTCGTTATTCAGAAGAAGAACGAAGTTTATTTAAAGGTGCAAGCAGAGCCTCATCTCCACAAAGAGGCAGCAGAATTTTTTACATTTGAAATACCTTCTGCAAAATACATGCAGAAGACAAGAAGATATAAAGGTTGGGACGGTAAAGTAAGATTATACTCACCTGCTACTGGAGAGATCTATTGCGGTTTAATAGATTATCTAATTGACTGGGCAAAGGACCGAGGGTATCAGGTTGAGTATTTGGAAAGTCAATACTTTGGTCATCCCAAGGAACAAAACGATCTTGTAAGTCCTGAATCGGTGGTGCAATTTGTTCGGGCATTGGCACTTCCTTCGGGATTGAAGGTCCGTGATTACCAATACGCAGCAATATACGAGTCCCTAAAATACAACAGAAGACTCCTATTGTCGCCAACTGCAAGCGGGAAATCATTAATGATTTATGCATTGGTTCGTTTCCATGTGAATGTTAAAAGGAATGTACTCATTATAGTACCAACTACGTCTCTTGTCGAGCAAATGTATAAAGATTTTACAGAGTACGGTTGGAATACTGAGTACCACTGTCATAAAATCTATGCTGGTGAAGAAAAATATACAGACCATGATGTAGTTATATCAACTTGGCAGTCCTTATATAAGGAACCACGAAAGTTTTTTGATAGGTTTGATGTTGTAATTGGTGATGAGGCTCATCTATTTAAAGCCAAATCACTTACTAGATTAATGTCTAAGTTGCATGGGTGTAAGTATCGTATAGGATTTACTGGTACGTTAGATGGTTCAGATACTAATCAGTTAGTATTAGAAGGTGTGTTTGGTAAATGTTCAAAGGTTACTAAGACATCAGACCTAATGAAGAAAGGACATGTTGCTCAGTTAAATGTAAAGGTTATTGTTCTTAAGCACAATGAACAGATCTTTGAAGGGTATCAAGATGAGATGGATTATCTTTGTGAGCATGAACAACGTAATCATTTTATTCGTAACTTAGCGTGTGACCTTAAAGGAAACACGTTGGTACTATTCAATTATGTAGAGAAGCACGGTCTACCTTTGTATGACATGATAAATAGTCATACCGACAGACCAGTACATTTAGTTTATGGTGGAGTGGATGTCGATGACCGAGAACAAATACGGAGCTTAGTTGAAAATGAAAATGA